ACTTACAAAATGCAACAATTTACCAGTAGCAACTATTAATTCTGGCCTACCTTTGAAAGGAGAAAAAATGATAAATTTTGATGGAATAAAAAATGAAAGAGCACTTAGAACAATAATAAAAAGAAATCTTAATAAAGAGATACATCCAGGAACAAAGTCAAGTGTAGATTTTATAGACAAGATTTTAGATGATGCTTATAAATCAGGACTTAGTTATGATGTAACTGATATGCGTCCTCAAATTTTAGCATTCGCTAATAATAGTAGTAATCAAGCAATGTATTGTATCAAATTAGTTAACAAAATGAAATATCAATCAGAAGAGCAAGGAAAAGCATTAATTGAAGATATGTATATAGGTTCTCAAGAACTGGTATTCTTTGATGTTGAGGTATATCCTAATCTATTTATAGTTGTTTGGAAAGTAAAAGGCAAGGATAAAAAATCTGTTAAAATGATAAACCCATCATCTTCTGACATTGAAGCATTACTTAAAATGAAATTAGTTGGTTTTAATTGTAGAAGATATGACAATCATATATTGTATGCTAGATTAATAGGATATACAAACATTCAATTATATGAATTATCACAAAAAATAATTAATAATAGTCGTAATGGATTATTTGGAGAGGCTTATAATATTTCTTATACTGATGTATATGATTTTGCATCTGCTGCTAATAAAAAGGGATTAAAGAAATTTGAAATCGAATTAGGTATACATCATCAAGAAATGGGATTACCATGGGATAAGGAAGTTCCAGAAGCATTATGGGATAAGGTTGCAGATTATTGTAATAATGATGTTGAGGCTACAGAAGTTGTATTTGATTACTTATCTGCGGATTGGGTTGCAAGACAAATTCTAGCAGAACTTAGTGGATTAACAGTTAATGATACAACCAATATGCATTCTACAAAAATTGTATTTGGTAATGAAAAACATCCACAAGATTCATTTATATATACAGATCTTAGTATTATGTTTCCAGGTTATAAATTTGAAAATGGAGTAAGCACATATCGAGGTGAAGTGGTAAGTGAAGGTGGTTATGTTCATGGTGAGCCAGGAATGTATGGAGATGCACTACTTCTTGATATAGCGTCAATGCATCCAACAAGTGCAGAGTTAATGAATTGTTTTGGACCATATACTAAAAAGTATAGTGATATAAAGAAAGCTCGTATGGCTATAAAACATAAAGACTATAAAGCTCTTGAAACACTTATGGATGGTAAATTAATACCATTTATAAATAAAATTGCTGAGGGGCTATATACTTGGAAAGATCTTGCTAATGCACTAAAAACACCTCTTAATTCTGCTTATGGTTTAACATCAGCAAAGTTTGAAAATCCATTTAGAGATCCACGTAATATAGATAATATAGTTGCTAAGCGTGGTGCATTATTCATGATTGATCTAAAACATGCAGTTCAGCAACAAGGATGGACAGTAGCACATATAAAAACAGATTCAATTAAAATACCAGAAGGTAATGATGAGATAATTAAGTTTGTTACAGATTTTGGTAAAAAATATGGATATGACTTTGAGCATGAAGCAACTTATGATAAACTATGCTTAGTAAACGATGCAGTATATATTGCTAGATATGGTTGGACCCCAGATGGTAAAGATGTTGGAAAATGGACTGCAACTGGAGCTCAATTTGCTCAGCCATATGTATTCAAAACATTATTTTCAAAAGAGTCAATTGTGTTTGAAGATATGTGTGAAACTAAGTCAGTTACTAGTGCTCTATATCTTGATATGAATGAAGGACTTAAAGATAATGATCATTCATATACATTCATTGGTAAAGTAGGTTTATTCTGCCCAATTAAAGAAGGTTGTGGTGGTGGACTTCTTGTACGTGAAAAAGATGGAAAATATAATTCAGCATCAGGAGCTAAAGGTTATAGATGGTTAGAAGCCGAGATGGTTAAAGTTCTTGGAAAAGAAAAAGATATCGATCGATCATATTATTCATCTTTATGTGATAATGCAGTTGATAATATTAACAATTATAAATTTGGAATGTATGATTTTGATTGGTTTGTCTCAAGTGATACTTATAATAAAGAATTGGATATTCCATTCTAAATAACTTAAGAGGAGAGATATAAAGTGATAAAAAAAAATATAGAAATAGAAAATGCAAGAATTGGATTTAGAAATTTTAGTGGTAAAGAGGGTAAGTTTAATCCAGCAGGTCGTAGAAACTTTTGTATATTCATTGAGAATGACCTTGCTAAAGTATTAGAAAGTGATGGATGGAATGTAAGATGGCTACAACCAAGAGAAGAAGACGATGTGCCTCAAGGATATCTTCAAGTCACAGTATCTTATGATAATATTCCACCTAAAATAGTTTTGATTAGTAGTCATGGTAAGACTGTTCTTGACGGTGAGTCAATTGATATATTAGATTGGGTAGAGGTTAAAACTATAGATCTTATAGTTAGGCCATACAATTGGAGTGTAAATGGTAAGTCAGGAGTAAAGGCATATATTAAATCTATGTATGTAACCATTATGGAAGATGTATTTGAACAGAAATATTTCGATGTTCCTGATACTGCATTGATGGGTATAGCTGCTCCTAAAGATTATATAGATGCAGAATATGAGGAATAATAGATAGGAGGATTAAATGGCAATTGAGCTATATGACTATCAAAAGGATTCGATAAAATTATTAAAAAATGGATCTGTACTTTGTGGTGGTGTTGGCTCTGGTAAATCAATGACTTCGTTAGCATATTACTTTGTTAATGTATGTAAGGGTTCTATTGGAATAGATTATAAACCAATGCGTGAACCATTAGACCTTTACATAATTACAACTGCTAGAAAAAGAGATACTCTTGAGTGGGAAAAGGAGTGTGCTAACTTTTCATTATCTACTAATATTGACGTTAGTCAAGTACCAGTTACAGTTGATTCATGGAACAATATAAAAAAGTATGATAAAGTATATAATGCCTTTTTCATATTTGATGAACAAAGAGTTGTTGGCTCAGGAAATTGGGTTAAAGCATTTTTGAAAATAGCTAAGAAAAATAAATGGATACTATTAAGTGCTACCCCTGGTGATACATGGCTGGATTATGTTCCAGTCTTTATTGCTAATGGATTCTTTAAAAACAGAACAGAATTTTTAAGAGAACATGTAGTATATAGTAGATTCTGTAAATATCCAAAGATTGATCATTATGTTGAACAAGGAAAATTACTAAAATTACAAAACCAAATACTAGTCCCAATGAAATATACAAAACCAACTATCTCCCATAATAAAAATATATTTGTGAAATATGATCAAACATTATATGATAAGATTAATAAGGAAAGATGGGATATATATGAAAATAAACCAGTTAAAGATGCTGGAGCATTATGTTATCTATTAAGAAAAGTTACTAATAGCGATCCAAGAAGAGTCGAAGCTATTGGTAAATTAATAAAAGAAAATCCAAAATTAATCATATTCTATAATTTTAACTATGAACTAGAATTATTAAGATCATTATGTAATAAGTTAAAAGTTCCAACTACTGAATGGAATGGACATAAGCATGAAGCAATACCACCAACAAAAAAATGGGTATATTTAGTTCAATACACAGCTGGTGCTGAAGGATGGAATTGTACATTAACAAATACAATAGCATTCTATTCTCAAAATTATTCCTATAAAATAAAAACTCAAGCAGCTGGAAGAATTGATAGATTAAATACTCCATTCAAAGATTTATATTATATGCATTTAATATCTAACTCGCCAATAGATGTAGCTATTATGCAGGCTATAAAAAAGAAACAAAATTTTAATGAAACAAGCTTTATAAATAAAGGAGTTAAAAGATTATGAAGTGTAAACAAGGATGTCAATTTAAAACTACAAATGATAAATGTGAACCTATATGTTGTAAAACAGGATATAAACTATTAAACTCTATAAAAGTTAAATTTGATTGTCCATTAAAAAATAAACCTCAAAGAAAAAAATCCTCGCATTAAAAACATACACTATAATAGAAGGAGAGTGAATATCTCTCTTTTATTATTTTTTCTTTGAAAAAAGGAGATTTAAAATGAAAAAAACTTTAGATAAAATACTTTTATTATATTTTTTGCTATTTATAATCATAGGGACAATGCTTTTTAAAACAGAGCAGATAATTTCTAAACAAAAAAATGATTTAATAAGTCAGCAAAATAAATTAATTGAAGTGATTAAAGAACAAAAGATTTTGATTGACTCTATTGAAGAACAAAAGAAATTAATTACAGCCACAAAAGAACAAAAGAAAACGGCGGAGATTAAAGTTCAAAAAGCTTTAGTCCCCGTTATTAAAAAAGAATCATATTATGTTAGTATTATAAATGGTCAAATAACAAAAGAATCATTACTAAGCATTTGTAAATTTATAGGACCTAAATATTCTATATTGCCAGAATTACTTTATGCAATGTGTGAAAAAGAAAGTACTAGATTTGTTAATGCTAGAAATGGAAGTTGTAAAGGTCTAATGCAGGTTAATGAGAATTTTCATATTAATAGGATGATATCTTTAAAAGTTACAGATATTTATGATCCTTATGGAAATATATTACTTGCTGCTGATTTTATAAATGAATTAAATAAAGAAAAAAATAATATATATTATACTCTAATGAGATATAATATGGCTACAGAAACCGCAAATAATCTTTTTAAAAAAGGCATAATAACTAATTATGCTTCAAGCATTGTGAATAATTCAAAAGAGCTCGAACAACTAAATAGAAAGTAGGTGTCTAATAATGTTAGAAAGTGGATTTCAATCACAACTTATTAAAGACTTAAAAGTTATATTTCCAGGGTGTATAGTCCTTAAAAATGATCCTAATTATATTCAAGGAATTCCAGATCTATTAATTTTATATAATGATAAATGGGCAGTTTTAGAATGTAAACAATATTTAGGAGCTAGACACCAAGCAAATCAAGCATATTATGTTGATGAAATGAATAAAATGTCATATGCTAGTTTTATCTATCCAGGGAATAAGGGGGAAATTCTTAATGAACTTCAATCAGCATTTAGAAATAGAAGGCAAACACGCATTTCTAGGACCTAGTAAATTTAGTTGGTTAAACTATACTGAAGAAAAATTAGATCTTGCATACGTCAGATTCTTAGCTGCACAAAAAGGAACAAGACTTCATGCATTTGCATCTGAATGTATTAAATTAGATCAAAAACTTCCATCAAGAACAAAAAAAACATTAAATTTATATGTTAACGATGCTATTGGTTTTAAGATGGATACAGAAGTTGGATTAAAATATTCAGAGAATTGTTTCGGTACAGTTGATGCAATTTCTTTTCGTAATCATTGGCTTAGGATTCATGATCTTAAAACAGGGATTACTCCTGCCCACATGGAACAATTAGATATTTATGCTGCTCTATTTTGTTTAGAATATGAAATAAATCCAAGAGATATACGTATAACATTATGCTTATATCAATTAGATGAAGTTTTAATTAGCGAACCAGAACCAGAATATATATTAAGTGTTATGGGGAAAATAATAATGTTTGATAAACAAATTGAAAGATTAAAGATTGGAGATTAAATCTATGGATGAAGAAGTAATAGTTCATTATGGAACACCTAGGCATTCAGGAAGATATCCATGGGGAAGTGGTAATGACCCAGCTCAAAGAAATAAAAACTTTCTAAACTATGTTAGTAATTTAGAAAAAAAAGGACTAAGTCCCGTTGAAGTAGCTAAAGGTTGTGGAATGAATACTCAACAACTTAGAGCTAAGAAATCTATAGCTAAAATGGAACTTAGAAAAGCGGATACTGCATTAGCTTTATCTTTAAGAAATCAAGGAATGAGTAATGTTGCAGGTGGAAAACAAATGGGTATAAATGAGTCCACCTTTCGATCTTTATTAGATCCAAGCATTAAAGCTAGAAATGAAATAACCAATATTACTGCTAATATGCTTAAAGATTCAGTAAAAGAAAGAGGTCTTATTGATGTTGGAGTTGGTTCTGAATTATATTTAGGAGTTAGTAGAACCAAATTAAAAACTTCAATTGCCTTATTAGAAGAGGAGGGTTATAAAACTTATAATATCGAGGTTCCTCAATTAGGAACAGGAGGAAATAAGAAAACAACCATTATGGTATTAGCCCCT